TGCGCGACGAGATAAATTCGGCTTTTTTTTGAGATAATTGCCTCATCATCTCGTTGCACATTATGCAAAATTATTTCAATTAGAAGGTGTTCTACCTTTCACCTGTCCACCTCCAATATTTGTGATCGTAACATTACCTTGGTAAATAAACCCAGCTAAACCAGCAACACCATTTCCAAGAGTTGATTCACTAGCTTTACCATTCTCACCAACGTTTCCACCATCGCCAGCTGCTAAGCCTGTTCCATCTGCACCACTACCCACAACAGATAGCGTTGCATTCGTACCAGCAATGTTCTCAAGTGTTTTACCTTCAGGTGCAGTTTGATTGATATTACTGCCACCAGTGCCGAGTGGAACACCACCACCGCCTGCGCCAACCGCATAATACTGTTGAGCACCAATTGTATATTCTGATGTACCAGCTGCGCCACCGCCACCACCGCCTGCAATTAGGCCATAATTGCGTACATCAATAAAGCTACTAGCATTCTGAGCAATGATTGCTGTACCGCCATCACCGACCATAGCTGTATCGTCATCATAATAGCCGCCAGAACCGCCAGTACCATATATATGACCATAGTTAATGATTTGACGGCTTGAACCAGCTAACCAATTGCCTGAAGTAACGGCAACCAATGTCACACCTGAAGCAATAACAAAAATAGCTCTTGTTGCTGCTGTTGGTGCGCCATAAGTCTGAGTGAATAGCTCCAGTAGGCTTACACTAGAAAGATTTTGATCAATATAAACAACTTGACCATCTAAATCATTCTGATTGCTGTAATACGGATATGGGTAGTTATTTAAGTTCTCAAGATCAGTATTTGAAGCCCCAAAACCTGTAATTTCTAAATACGCAAAACGTTCTCTTTGACCAGGGGTGTTAGCACTGACATAGTCAAAACGGAAATTGATGACCGTTCTGCATTCCTGTAAGCCATCTTCCAGTGGAACTATCTCATTATAGATATCTAATAAACGAATGGCTGAATCGTCTTCGGCATCATTATTCTCTCTTTGACCTTGATAGAGTGCAGAGACATTTAAAATATTAGATAAGCCTATAGGTAAATAGACTTGAGCATTATAGTCACCGTAGACAGTGCGAACTTTAATAGTCTGTTTAACAACACCATTTGGCATGATATGAGCACTAATATTTTCTACTGTATGTTTAATCTGCCAATTCTGCGGATCATCTGTATAAATCTTTGGGTTTACAGTGGTCTCAGGTGTTAGAGTCCTATATAGAAGTCGAAAATCCTTTCTCATTACATATTGGGGATGTGGATTTAACGTATCTAAGTGATCTTGATCTGCTTTAATACGCGCATTACGTTCGTTATCAATTATTGATTGAACGATATCCACCGCAGCATCTAAATCATCTTTACCAGCCAATGCATCAAACAATTGACGACGTTTCTCTGGATCTAAAGTAATGCCTCTAAGCTCAAGTAGATTTGCCAATTCTTCTTGTATGGTATTGAGAAAATCTGGTGTGAGATAAGTTGCATCTTGTCCACTTAAATCTGAATTGTCATGAAAGCCCGTTTTACCAGCTCCGTTTACGTCTGGACGTGCGTTTACGCTATCAATTCGTTTCATACTTGTTCCTCGATGTCATACCGCAAATATGCTGGTAAATAGTTTTCAATAATGCAGCCCATGTCAGCTTTAACTGGCGCTTTTAAGATGAGTTTGACTTTAAACCGTAGGCTTTCTGTGTTGACTGGAGACGTACATGGTGCGGTGCATTGCATTGGCGTGTAACGTACTAAATCAATTAACTCCACACCAAACAGCGCTAAAAGTTCTTCTAGATAAGTCCGATTAAGGACGTTTTTAGTTTTCTGAACCCATTGAATGATCTGTAATCTTTCTTCAATAGTTTTTGAGCCATTTACTGTGCATTTGAGTGGTAGACCTAACGACTGCTCGTATTCATCCAGTAGCTCAACAGAAATACCTTCTATAAATGAAAGCAATCGTTTTGCGTCCAAATCCGCTTGTGCAAGTACTTTTGCGTGTGCATAGATGTCATCTGCAATATTTGTATTTGGTGAAGTGTCATAACCACCTACAGGTAATAATTGACGAAGTACTGAAGCATATAGCTCAACAGTTTGATCAAATGTCATGCGTAATCCACCGTCAAATTACCAATACGAAGCCAACCAGTAATAAGGTTGGTATTTGTTGGCGCTAGATTGGTATTAGGCGTGATCTGTACATCAGCCACGCCCGCTAACTCTTTAATACGGCTGATTAGAGTTGTTATTACAAAAGGTTCGGCTGGCTTTAATTGCCCGACATATTCACGTACAACTTGCTCAACAACTTCCAGCCCAACAGAGCCTGTCACCAGAACACTAAGGTTTATATACTCTTTGGTTGGTGCATAAGCTCTTACATCAGCCCAGAAACCTGAATATTCTTCTAAAACTGCCTGAACAGCAGCTAATAAAGCACTACTTGGTGAGTTAGGCGGATTACCAGCAGCTGTAACTGCAACATCTAATGAACCAAGGCCACGACGTTTGGGAAAAATAAAAACATCTGCAACGCCTGATACATCTTTAACAATTCGTTCTAGATCAGCTTCACGATCACGAATTAAACCAAGCGCTTCCTTTGCCTGCATGCGTTGACGCCAAGCTTCTACTTCCTCAACATCAATGCCACCCGACATTTCAATAACATCGACCTGAGCGGCTACACCTGCTAAAGGGCTAACCCATAACAACTGTTGACCATCAAAGTTCCAGCTCACGCCAGCCTGTTCAGCAATGACTTGAATTTCTCTTGTTTTATTTGCACTCAGTTGCTCTTTGTACAAGGTGAGCCAATAACGACCTTTGCCATCTGTAAGTTTTGTACCAGCTGGAATAGTTACAGCAGTATTTGAAATGGCTTTGACACGTCCCGTAGCTTTAGAACCACCGTTGCGTGGACATTCCAGACGTACAGCATGTAAATAAAGGAAAGTTTCATCAGCTGTAGCAACGAACATCTGTTTTTGAATATAGATTTGATGATGGTACAAACCTTCTACTACTGAGGCGGTACCATCTGCACGAATTGCCGCATCGGAATCATCATTAATTGTTAAACCAGTCTTATTTCTGATTTCCTGAACAATATCCTGACGAAGCTGAGAAAAACTTTTTATAGAAAACGCCATATCAACCACCTACAGCCACAAAATATGGAATTGTTTGCTTTTCACCAGTTAGCTTTGTTACTTCAATAAGCAAATCAACTCGGCTTTGCATCGTTTGAGTGGCCTTTACTACTACTGAAGCAAGACGATCTGGCACTAAGTCAGCTAAAGCTTCTTCAGCATATTGCTGCTCTAACTGGACAATACGTGGCACATCTTTTGAACGACGCAATGTGTAAGAACGGCTGCCAATATTTTTATCCTTCCAGTACTTGCGACGATGTATGTTTAAACGCTGACAAACAGCCTGTACCACATCATCTTTAAAAGCTTCATCAAGGCTGAGTAGCACATAATCTTTTGTTTCTAAATTAATAGTTCCCATAACTACTCCATAGGTTCTGATGGTGGTGGGCTATTGCCATGTGTATGAGGGTTATAGGCATCACGCATTTCTTGCATTGATCCTGTTTTATCTGAAATGTCTTCTGTGGCTTTGATATAGCCATCTACATCGACATTTCCTTTCATTTTGATGCCGTCTTTTTTGAGCCAAATTGAATGACCGAATTGATCGTAAAGACAGGTTTCACCTTCAGAAACATTGATAACTACAGGGCCACCCGTAGTTGCAATGACAATTGAACGCGAAGTTTTTCCCTGAAGCGGTAACACCACAACACGCGAGCCTTCAGGGATATAAGAGCTAAGACCGACTTGTTGAAATAATTCGACTTCCTGAAGGGTCTCGTCAGGTAAACCTGTCAACTGAAGTATTTTTGAACCACCACGCGCCACAATGCCTTGAAATGACTGTCTGATTTGGCCTATAGCCTTGTTAATTTGGCGTTGCACCATCTGAATCATTTGTTTTTCTCCTTTAAAATTAAAGGATTTGCCCAGTCGCCTTGGCGCTTTAGCAGTAGCTTGGTGGTTTTGCCTTCTTGACGCGATAAATTAAAAGTACAACCCACCACAGCCCATTTTGCTGTGGCACGGCTTAAAGCATTGGTTTCAATGTTTACATACCAGCCAGTAGCCCAAAGCTTTCCGTCAATCTGCCAATCAGGAACAACGGCAATCATAGTGTTGGCTTCAAAATCATTGTCTTTTTTAATTTTCTCAAGGGCCGCATCAGCTTCAGCTTGGGTTTCAACATCACTCAAAGTGACGATTTTCAGACGATTAAAGCTGTATTGAGTTTTTGCAGTGGTTTCTGAAAGAATGTGCTGACCGTTACCATCCTGACTAAGCACCTTGATTTCACTAAAAACATTAGAAACATCATTGGTGTATTGCAGGCTTAAAACGTTGTTATCGTTGTTTAAAGGCTTAATCAGTTTTAAAGATGTTTTAACGTAATAAGGATTTGCGAATGGATCGCCAACCACCAACTTGCCGTCTGGCTCTAACCAAACGTGTTGGCCTGTGACCTGTGCAGCTTTAATAAGTGCATCCCATAAGGATTCTGAAGGTTCTATTGATACTTTGTTCTTCAGCCAAGCATTATTTTGAATAGAAACATCGTGGAAGAGTGAACCGAGGTCACCATTCAAAATAAAACGACCAATAAGCTCTTCAAGCGTAATTTGACGGCCATTAAAGATAGGAACTGAGCAATCGATTAATTGACCAACTAAATCACGACCAGATATTTCAAGGCCATAGCCATCACGGTTAATTCCTTCCTGCACACGGTCTGCAATTGATGTGAGGATCAGTTGATTCGCAAAATAAAGCTGAACATGACTACCACCAGAAATACCCTCAGGTAAAGGCTGACCGTTTTTATGAAAAAGATTAAGGCTCCAGTTCTCAGCTGGAGTATCGATCTGGCTGTCTGCAACAGCATTATTCCAGCCTGCAATCTCGTATCCACCAATGACCAGCTTGATTTCATTGCCTTGGTTATCTTGCATAGACTGTGACCTCCATACCTACTTGAAGGACAGCTGGATTAATCAAATCCTGATTTAAACGCAAGATTTCATCAGCACGGCTCATGTCCTGATACAAATAATGAGCAAGCCAATGCAAGGTACATGGAACAGGTACGCGGACTTTCGTAATTGGTGGACGTGTTTCTATTAATTCTTGAATCTGAAGGTGGATCTGGTCAGCAGCTTCTTTATAGACCTGAATCTGAGCAATATTTTCAAATGAAGAACCTTCACGCTCTTCATTAATAGCCTGTTGTAGAGCTTTACGGACGTTCTGACGTACCACTGCAAGTTCCAACGGATTAAAGCTTATTGTGCTGTTTTCAGCCATTTCTTTACGTGTAGTGTTTACGACTTGTTGAGCAACAGAAATATTGCTGGCGATATAAGTGGCACGCCATGTCTGTTGTAATTCTGGTGACTCATCATCTTGAAAAAGTTTTTCAAAACGATTCACACGGTTAATGACATCGCGCCACTGAGAAATGGCAGAAATATTGGTGTCGAAAGTAACCAGTTTAGTAATGTCATCGACCAATCCAACCGCCCAATCTTTAGGCGATAAAATATCCTCTACGCCTTCTTTGACAATACCCATGTATTTACGGGCAGTTTCTAGGCCATTGCGGATACGATTGACTGTTTCAAATAGTTTGTTGTTATCAGAGAGTTTTAGCTTATCCAGTGCCTTTTCTAACGCGCTGGTCGGTGTATCAACAATCTTGCTTGGTGCAATAGTTGCAGGTGTAGAAACAGGAATAAAAAGAGGTTTTTCTTTAGGTTCACCTTCAACAAATTCAATCGCAATACCACAGAAATCGACGTTGTTAGCATCATGTTGAAAACGGTATGTGTTCACATAAACATTCATAATGCCGTGAACTGGATGAATTAATTCGCCAGCACCCGTGGCTTCGAGTGCAGCAACCAATGCATCCATCGACTGTTTATAGTCAGTTCCAGAATAAATAGCATTAACTGAATATCGAAGAGGTTCGTTACCCATATCTTCAATCGATGCTTTGTTCGAGTATGGAGCTTGTTTGATTGCAAGCGTTTTAGACATACCATCGTCCACAGACGTGCATTCAAAATGAACACCACGAAAGCTTGCGTCTTGAAGATCAGTATCCCAGCCCATAAAAAAACCTCACTATTGTGAGGCTATTCTGTGAAATGTCTGGCTTTGATATAAGGCGGAAACGCTTCCGCTTAAGTTGTATTACCAACCTAAGTTAGCTAGAATAAAATCAGATTTAAGAGGTAGACATAGCTTATGTAGGAGTTGGCTGTATCTAAGTTCTTTTGGAACACACCTTATATCGCACAGTTTGTGAATTAGCCAAGACAGAGATGTCTTGGCTTTTTATCTTTTCATAAGGTAGTACGGTGGAGCACCATGCCTTGCTTCTTGAGTTGCTGCATTGTGAGAAATGGCATCAAGAAGAGAACCACCTCCGTTAAATACCATGGGCTTATTTTGCCCAGTAACATTAATTAAAGCATTAATCCTATTTATCATTTCTTGGCTCAATTGATTTTGCTTTTGTTGCTCAGCAATTAATTGACTGCTTTTTTCTTCAGCTGAAGCTTGTTGAGCTTTGCCTTGTTCAATTGCTTGCTGCACAAAGTCTGGACGCTCGCCACCTGAGCCAATACCGATTTTCGCTAAAAGCCCGCTTACAAAGTTATAACCAGCATCATCGATTGGCTTAATTAATTGTGAGCCAGCATAAGCAGCTGCAACACCACCTAAAGCTGATGCACCTCCGACAGCTTTGGTTGCTACGCCTTTTGTTGAAGTAGGTAAATTAGGTAAATCTACTTTTTTATTAGCGGCCATTTGAGCTAATGCTGCACCTCCAGCTGTAAAGGCAAGAGCCTTTAGTGCTAGTTCTGTTGTCCCCATTGCTGTGATTAGTTTTGGATATTTTTCAGTAACTTCTGCTACTTTTTGACCCATTTCACCGAGTAATTTAGTTGAGTCTTGAAGGGTTTGATATTCAGCATTTTGTCTGGTTACATCGAATGCATTCAGCCCAACTGAAGCCAATTGGGTTTTATTATAATTAGCTTTGAGGTCTAGAGTTCCAATACCTTTATTCATCGCATTCTGAGTAATTTGATCCATCAGTTTGCGATTGTTAGTAGCTGCTACCAAGGCCAATAAAGACTGCATATCAGGCATAATACCTGCCAACCCTGACTGCTCAAATACACCTTTCTGGCTCTCCCAAATTGCTTGAGTCTCTTGACTATTTTTAGCTTTCGCTAAATTAGCTTTTACTCGTCGCATTTCAGGGTTTTTACTAATAATTTCTTCAGTAATATCAAGAAAGGTATCTAAAGAGGTTTTACCTTTACCTTTATCTAGGGCAGTTCTTTTCGTTAAATCAATATCATATTCTTTTGCTAAACGATTGGTAGTATCGCTTGAAGACAATTTACTAATTAAGTTCTTGACGTTAGTTCCAGCATCATTTGCATCACCTGCTGTAGTCATAGCAACTTCGTTCAATGCTACCAATTGAGCTACTGAGCGGGCATTATTTGCTGGATCTTTTGGCAACAAACCTAATTGAGGGTTAATAACCTTTGCAAGGTCTTTAGCCCGCATACTTCCTTCTGCATCACCTTGAATCACCATAGCCTGAACAAGCTTTTCATCAAGACCACGCTTTCGTGCAGTTAGACCAACATTGGCAAAATCAAGCATATCACCACCTGAAGCCAATGCCGCACGAGCAGCATCAAAGTGAGCTTTGGCTAATGCTGCTTTATTTTTATTTAAATCACTTCCTTGAGAATATGAACCATCGGCAATTAATGCCTCCATTGCTAAAAATGCATCATCCCGTTTAACTCCGCCATTAATAGCATTCCCAGTGACAATTTTATTAATCCATTGTTTTGCTGGTCCCCAATCTTCTGGGCGATCAGCAAAGGTTTGAGCTGCATAATGCAAATCACGGTCATAATCTACGGTACGCTTAATTGGTTGCTGTAGAGCAAATCCAGCACCAACTACAGCTCCACCAATAGCAATACCTTTCTGCCACAACGACATCGTCTGTTGAGTAGATTGATAAGTACGCTTGCTAGATTGTTCAACCTGTTTCGCAGAACTAACCAATTGCTGGGCAGAACTAACTTGTTGTTTTAATAGCTGGCTTTGCAATTTTGTTTGTATAGACTGCTGGCGCAATACACCTTCCAGCATCCTATTAGTACGTAACAATTGATCCCCAGCCCGCGCAGTATTGAGCGTTTCTCTTGTACCAACTTTAGCTATATTAACAAATTTGGCTTGCGCTGAACCAATTTGCGTCCATTGAGTATTAATTTTTGTTGTTGCTTGAATTTGCTGATCTGAGATGCGCTTCAGCTCTTGAGCAGCTTGTTGACCTTTTATTTGTAAGGTCAGTGATACAGTTGAATTACTTCCACCCATAGCTTAACCCTTTGGTTTTGAATGTTTGCGAACATTGGTCACATACGTTTTTGTGACTGTAGAACTTGATCCATTCGATTGAGATTGAGTTGTGAAAGATGACAGTTGCTGTGAAGGGGTCTTTTGATGAGTATTTTCAAGCCGCTCATCGTTGAGTAGTGCTGCAACTACATCAAGCGGCATATTTGCCGCTTGATCATAAGGAACACCAGCTTCTGTTAATTTTCTGATGATTCTTGCTCGTCGGATGAACTCTCGGCTGCTTCCTTTGCATCTAGCTGATTACGCAATTCATCTAAATATTTCAAATTAGCACGAGATGAATGTCCAAGCATTTCGTAAGTAATTTCATGCTAGTCACCATCATCGTCGATAAGTTTTGTCATTGAAGCCAAATCTGCAATCGCTACAAAATGTCCTGCCTCTATTGAAGCTTGACTTTCGAGATACTCGATTGCTGTAAGCTGACGCATCACCACTTTTTGGCTTTTAATATCTGTTTGACCAACCAATTTTTTTAGTGGAACTGGCAATAAACCTTCAATTTTGATTTGTTTCATCTTCTACCTACAATGTTTCGTCAATATAGTCTAAGCAGAACAACTGAAGCTCACGGACTGTTTCTCCATTTAAGTCATAAGTAGCACCAACAGAAGTGACATTACAGTCAATGAAAGTTTCACGATAATTCCCTGAAGGGGATTCGATTGAAATTCGGGCATCATCCACTTGAAGCCATTGCACCGTGTCCTTTCCATCTGGAATGACTACAGTTGCAGTGAGTTCATAAGTCGTAATACCTTTTGATTTATACTTCACGCGCTGTTGACGGTTCATCGTAGCGATTGGGCGGTTCCCAGTCGTAATGCTCGTACCAAGCCGCGAAACATCGTAATCCAACCCATTAAAGCTCATTACAATTGAGCCAACTGCATCTTCAGACATTGTGTGTCTCTCTTTTTAACGATGACTCATTGTCAAATAACTATTTAAATAAGATCAGGCGGAAATACTTCCGCCCAATAAAAAAGGCCGCAATTGCGACCTTTTAAAAGAGAGTTGATTAATAGACATCGAGTTGTGCATCTACTACATGCATGCCACGCACCCAATGCGCTGGGATTTTGCCGATAGCCCAAGTTTTGTTATTTTCGTTCTGAATTACAGTTAACTGATCCTTCGTTGCTTCAACGTTTTCAAGGATTTCAGCACGATCAAGTTTAAGAAGTTCAGCCAACATAACTGAGCGTACATTACGACGCGCAGCTGCTGTGTTTTTGCGACGACGTTCTTTACGCAAGGCTGTGCGAATCACTTTACGGGTGTAATCGATAACCAACGCACCATTGATATCCAGCATGATGTCATCAGCATCGCCTGAGTCTGGATTAATACGGAATGTAGAAATTGCGCGAACAATTTCAGGCTTGCCGTCAGCTCCAGTTTCGATCATGCAAACGCCTTTGTTTAACGCAGCATTGATACGTTCAAACTTCAACTTGTACTCATCTGAAACAGGGGTTACACCTTCAAGGTTTACACCATTGAATGGTAATGCTGGATCGTTTGAGTCTGCCAAAGCTGCGGCCATAGCTGCTGCTAATTCAGGTTCTTGACCTGTTGCACCATGATAGCAAACCACCACCACACGGTAACAAGTTTTCACTGGAGCTTGATCTGCAAAGGTTTCAGCAGCAACGATGTCAGTAAAAGGAACTACCAAAATTGCTGGCTTTTGGTTGATTGCATCACTTACAGATGTTAAGTGATCAATCCATGCAGCTGTATCAGTTCCAGTTGCTGGAGGAGCAGATACAGCAATGATTGTGTGGCCGAGCGGTGCAATGGTATCGAGTGTATTTTGAAGAGTCATGATGTTGATCCTTAAGGTAATGGCGCTGTAAGTAAATACATTGGTTGATTTGCAAAAGCATCTGCACTACTACCACCTGTGCCTTTTGATGCAAGCATGACTAACTCATTATCTAACAGCATGTAGTCTGGATTAAACGTAAGTTCCAGCAAATACGTATTAAATTTTGCAAGACATGAATCCTTCGGGCGATTCTTTGTTGTGACATCAATAATGCGAATATCATTCTCACGGTTCATATTAGAAGTGTGATAAACAACAAATATCTTTCCTGACACCGAACAACCGATCAAAGGTCTGCTGATTTCGTTTGTTGTAACTGGACCAGATAAGTCGTAGTAAAAATCAAAATCACTGACTATTTCACTGTCCCACACAGTTCCGTTAAACCAGATGTGTACAATTTGTGTCTTATTGTTCGCGTCATACTGAAAAATGACAGTGTGATAATGACTGTTTAAGTCACAACACCCACCATTCTGATTTACGTAACCTGAATTTTGAGGAGCATTAAAAATTTTCTCGCTATTCGTTTCGGTGAGAGGAACAGGAAAAGTTTTTGTACCGTCAGCAGATGTCCATGTTTCACCCATATCCATGCTTTTCGCATAGAACATGCCGTAATTTGTATTTGCGGAACTCGACAACTGACGATATCCCCAACACAAATGAAGAGATCCATCCAATCCAACACCGATGAATTGTTCATACGGATTTGAGTTTGTTGCATCAATGATCAGTTTCTTTTCATTGAATTCAAGCGTTGTATCATTGAATGTACAAGTATAATAAGCACCATTACCACTAGCACCTTCACGCCAAAAGGCCAAGGTTGTTCCATCGTGATAACGCACAAACCGCGGATAAGTGACAGCATTTGAAAGCGTATATTTAATTTGACGCCATGCGGAAATATCATGTGGATTGGTCGTGATTGTGGCACGGCACGGATGACCATGGTGATTGCCTGTGACGATGATGTAGCCATCTTTTGTCACAGTTACAGCATAGTTATTATGCCCATCTAACGCATTGGGTACAGCAAACGGATTTCCTTCCAATGTACCTAAATTAAATGTATTCCAGCTTAAATCACCCACATTACGTTGTAGAATAATCGGATCACGATTTTCATCAACAACAATCACATACTGCTTATTATCTTGAGAAATGATTGTGTTTTGTGAGAATGGTGCAAAGTTATAACCATTGCGATTGTCGGCGCGTACAGGCAATTTCTCAAGAATCGCTGTAGTAACTACTGAAGAGCTTGTATCAACAACTTGGCTCTTAGCATCAGTTAATCGATAAATTGCATACGGACTTCGCAAGTCAATTCGAAGATATAAAAAGCCATCATGAGTAGCTGTTACAACAGCCTCACCAGCAACAATGACATTTGACCCAGTTGATACATATGAATTTAAATTTGAAATGAAATTTAAATTTTCATCGAGCTGGTTAATATAGGCAATTGTTTCAGCAGATCCCGACCCCATACGTGCATTTAATTGAATTACATCCCCAGCTTTAACTGGAGCAAATGCAGCATATACAATCCCATAAGATGAGGCAGTAAGAACTTGTCCATCAGGTTTCATAATGCGATCGGGAAAGATAAAACATTCATCAATAATATTTAATTTACCAGTCGCATTCAGTGCGTCACGTAATTCACGAACTTCTTCAGCTGTAGCAAAACGCTTAAAGCTTTTGTTATTGAGTTGACGATTTTTCGGTAATAGTTCAATTTTATAGTCGTCAACACCGATGGTATAAAAAACACGTACATACATGAAACCATCTTGTGTTGCTGTACCAATCACAGTTCCTGTATATCTGGTTCGATTTTCTGACCAACCTACGAAATCAACGAGGTTCTTATTAGTATCAGTTTGACCCAGATGCGGCACAGGATCAGTTGATGTTGCATTCCCAAGCTTCCCAGTCAATCGCACTACATCACCTGCTTTAACAGGGATATAGAATGCAAGCCAGTTGTTTGAATAAGCAATAGAATGATCGGGGTTTATTACGAAATAACCAGCTGGTCTGTATTTATGAGTAACATCCTGTTCATTATTCAATAATACAGCATCAATATCTTCTTTAACTGCATAACCATTTGATTGAGCAGTTAAAAAGATTTTTGCAGGGCCAGCATCTTTGCGATGACGCATATAAATAAAGCCATCGTGAGTTGCAGTTGCAATACGGGTATATGGTTTAACAGTACCGACAGAAGCCAAATTAAATAAAGAACCAATGAAAGTCTTATTTGCATCAAACTGTAGTAGTAAACCCTGTAGCTCCGTACCACCCGAGCCGTACCAACCCGAAACGTCAACCACATCACCAGCTTTAACTGGAATAAAGAAAGCATCCCAAGCTGTTGCCGTTGTACTTTCAACAGAGCCATTATAGTTATAAACAAGCCCGTTGATTTTTTCGACGGAATCCGTCACATCTTGAGGCAAACCTTTACCCAGATTAAAAGATAGAGTAGTTACGAATCCATCAGCTGCATCTTTTTTTGATTCAACTAATTCAATTGCATTTTGATTTGCAACTGCTAGTAAATCAGTACCTTTTTTATACTCTGTACCTGTCCATGTATATGTACCAACTTTTGTTGAATCTGCATCAGCATTCACACGGACAGAAACATTAGGCTTTGAAGGTGTATAAGCAAGCATTGCTGCATAACTATCAAATGAAGCCTCATAGCCGCTCTGAGCTAGAGTCGTTTTAAACTCAACCTCATCAATACGTTCATTCTGTGCATCATCACGCAACTGACTCGCTTGTGCTACTGATAAAACAGTAGCGGGTGTTGCAAAATCTTCCTCATTTTTTAATGCAGCAGAACCGAGTCCAGCTTTAACAAGATCAGACACTTGCTCTAATGGAGCTTTTTTTGTTTCTCCATCTTGAACCACTGGCAAGACATCCATGAGGGAAACACTTGAAGTTTGTTCAAGCTCACTAATCGGAGTTCCGGGTACATCAATGATGATTGTTTGTTGAGCCATACTTTACTCCGGTTCAATCAAAGCGCCGCCTTCAGTCTGAAGCGCAGAACCGCTTTCAGTTTGAAGAGCTGCTTGTGTCTGAACATTTTCGACTGCAAGAGCAACAGCTTGCACGTTAACTGTACGATTAGTTTTGACAGCAGCTGTAATCATTCGCCCAGCTTGTGAGTTAGCACCAAACTTGGTATCAGCATCAGCTTTGTCATAAACATCGACTGGCGTAAATTGCTCTGACAAAACATCCAGCGTCACAAATAAAACTCGCTGATCGTTTAGGGGTAAACCTGTACGCTGAGTATTGATATTGACGCTGGTGTATACGTCTGGAACTTTAATATTTGCAGAAATAGACATAGCTTAATTTTCCTGAAACTCAACACGATCCGAGGCATCAACAATGCCGTCGTTCGGTTGGAAGTAATAATCGACTTGAACACCCAGCAGATCGTCAACAGTCTCAGCTTCTTCACGGTCTCTGTCAGAAGCCGTGATGGTGTATTGGGTATTGAATTCTTGTGAGAGCACGCTGACAGACTGTCTGCGTGTTGTTGTATTAAAAATTGTTCTGGTATGGCCTAGCTCTAATGGCGCTAAACCTTTCACATTGACACTTGATAAATCATTTCCAATGAGCAAGTTATGAACGAGACTCAACATCTTAAAAGTTCCGATATCGCGGCCACCGCCTAAGCGTTGAGCTTCTTCATTACGTACTGATCTTGCGCCAACTAAAACAACTAAATTAATGGGATAAACAGTTTTGTTCTCACTAATTTTGCGAGGTGCACCTGAACTTTTAAAAGTCACCCAGATTGCAGGAAATGTATCGATAAAAGCTAAAGTTTCATCATCGAATTCACCGCCATAGGTTTTGATTTCACGTATCCAAGGCCATGCTTTAGTTTCAATCTGTTTTGCCATAACATCTTTCATGCCTTGCACAACAATACCAAGGTCAAGATTTACCATCCGCGACCTCCAAAATCATTGCGCCCGACCTGAAACATCACATTATTTGATGACGTTTTAACTGGCTCAGACTCACCAGCTGGAGCATTACCAAGACTGACTGTGCCTTTTGCGATTTCCTTTAATGTTTTAATCGCATCGTCGTAACGTGTACGAATTGGATCATTTTCAGAAAATGCTCCAGTGCAGGCATGGTAGCGGGCCATGTCACATGCAATGGATTCTAAAAATGGCGGAACTGTTTGCAACGGCAGCTTATAGCGACCAACAAGATAGCCCTCAATTTGAGAGTTAGCATGCTGTAAAGCCTTATTCAGCTTGTCATAGTTAATGACTTCTAAATACGGAGCTTCATTGTCAGTGAGCTGAATAAGTTCACGCTCACCAAACTTTGCAATCATCGCGTCTGCCGTTGCATACATGGCTTATGCCTCCGTACCAGTTGAACCGTATACGGTTTGCCAGAAACCATAGCCAGCAGCACCACGTGATTCAGCACCAAAGTAGAAAACACCTTCCATAAATACAGATGGAGAGTCCATATTGGTTTGTGAAACGAACACTGGCTTTTTACGTACCTGATAGACAAAAGGTTTCACAGGTTTTGTGTTGTCTAACAGGAACCATGCATTATCATCGGTTAAACGTGCTGACACTTGTACTTTTGCTGTACCTTTGTAAGGGTTTGGCTTACCATCTTCCAAGCGGTCAACAGTCATCAATGCATTAGCTACATCTTCCTGTGCTGGAGGCACAAGCAATATGTTTGGCTTAACATTCAAAGGACGACCTGATTCGTCTTTGAATTTCATCATTGTAGTGCGTGCCACACCGTATGAAGCTTGAGCTGCTGCTAATGAAGCAATCGAAAGTTTTTTCGTTCCTTTATTGCTAAAGGTCAACTTGCCAACTTTATGACTTCCTGAAATCATCGGTTGACCGTCATAACATTTAGCCGTAAATGCTTTATTTACTGCTTCAAAAACCAATTCATCTGGATGCTGTTTTGCAGACCAAGCAGCCGATTCAGCTTGCGGCTTGTAGATACCAATCTGGTCATCCTCGATGTCATTGCGACGCACTTCAATTGTTGCTGCATAATCTTTGTTGCGAATGACATAGTCATATTCAGCAAGCTTGGTAATGTGTTTTTTACCGATCCATTCCTTCATCTGAGGAAAATTAGCTAACCAGCGATAATCTACGTATGCACCATTACTTGGAACAACCATAGCAATAGATGGATATTCAACAGGAACATCGTTAAATGTCTGGTTGAAGACCTTATTAAGGTTTAAGAAAATCGCATTTAAATTCGCGCCATTAACAATCATTCGATCCACACTCCATTTTCATCAACACCAACCACACGACCAGCTACAGATAAGGTTCCACCAGCATCTGTTTCGGCAACTGTTTCTTTATTTTCGATATAGCAAGGCTTCCCAAACGAGGCCTGAGTCACAGGATCAGTCGCGCTATTGGCGAACAAGAATGCATCGTGAGTACGTACTAAAACGTATACATCACCATCTCCACCTTCTGTGTTATCAACACTGTCTTCATAGCGACCCAAATAAGTTAGGCCTGTTGCAGCTGTTGCAGTTACCGCATGACCTGTTGCATCTACAACCGCAATAAACCCAGCCACTACTGTTGCACCAGCTTTAACTGGCACGTGAATCAAACCAACTTCACGTCGCTCAGTTTGTCGTTCTTCTTGAGTTAAAATACTGCTCATATTTATTTAGCCTCGTTCCAGTCAATACCCATCAAGTTACCGACAGCCAAGGTCTCAGCAGAAACTGACTGTTGGTTAGGCTGGTTATGTTGGTGAGTTGTGGTCTGTTTTTGGGTTAATGCTGCAATTTTTGGCAAAGCTTCAATTTGGGCTTTAGCAACATCAGGATTAGTCTTTGCCAATTCTTTGTAATAGTTAATAGTTACTTCACCTGTTAAACGCCCATCACTACAAGCTGCAAGGATGAGGTCATCAATCTCTTTTGTATTTTGAGCGGCTTCGGCAGTAACAGCTTTTGCAACGGCTTCTTGGTATACAGCGATTGGTACAAACTTGGTCGGATCAACAACAGCCTGACTGTTTGCTGCCGCCTTGACTTCAATGGCTTTATCAATAGCAGCCAATAAGGTCTGATCATTAGCAGTTGAAGTACCAAAAGCACCATCAAGTTTAGTGAAAACACTATTGGCAGCTGCCAACACTTCTTGTTCTGAAGCGGTTTCAGCCAGCCCCAGTTTTTTAAGCATGAGCTTTAGAAACTCATTCATTGTTGAATCCTCATCATTGTTTTGGGCAAAAAATTGCTGAGCTGCCGCGGCAAGCTTGGCTTCGGGCAACTGGTCTAATGCAGGGTTGTTTGTTAAAGCGACATTGATTAAGGCTAGGATTTCGCCTTGTTTGTTGTAGAAAAATACAGGCGATAAATATTTGTATTCACCCGACTCAATAAAGGCTTTTGCTTTATCAAGCCATTCAAATTTAGTGCTACATATTCCAACTCCATCGATATACCTGAAGTTTGCAGATTTCAACCAGCCAGCAGCTGGTGCAGGTTCACCCGTACTCTGGCTTTTTAATGTGGCGTGTTCGTAGTCGATGACCATATCAACCTTGTGTTGATTCAATGCAGCAACGATTTCACGACCTCGTTCTGGTGTAAGAACCCAATGAGGTGCATCAGTAGGACGTCCATCACGGCCTTCGAAAACACCTTCAGGAACCAATACCAAATATTCCGTTTGATCGGACGATACTGCTAAATCAAATGAGCATTGAGCTACAAGAACTGAATCGGTCATAACATCAACTTTTTAAAAGATGTTATGAGATTAGAATGAGGGGAGAAAAAAGATCAGGCGGAAACACTTCCGCTCAGTTTTAGAAATTAAATATCTGATGCCAGTAATGGTCTACATCATCAAATATGGCAAGCTCTGCCTCATGTTGTAAATTGCCTTGCTCATCCATTGGTAAAAATGGTCTTGCAGGAATATCTCCCCAAGGAAGTGGCCCATTTCTAGAAGACTTGCCATATTGACCTTGCTTCGCACCAAAATGTTGTGTTGGAGCTTTAGGATCATTAGTCCCAATCTCGACTTCATTATCTGACACACGTGTTGTAATGCTGCGTCGCAATTGACCTGATTGAAAAAGCATTTTACCTGACTTGCGACGGGCCAAAGTCACTGGACTTAAACCAGCCCATGCAGGCCGACCTTCGGAGTCAAAGTTGTCTTCGGTAACAGTCAAAAAGCTATTGGCAATTGAATGTCCTAAAGGTGATGTATCAAGCATTGCTTCAGCAACGCGAGTGAGCCGAGCCCTTAGCTCTCTATTGCCCAGTTCTATAGTCATTGAATCAACTCCAAACCATCAGATTGCCAGTCTTTTTTACGCACAATCTGAGACACACCAAAAGTGCGTGTTGTTTCGCTCATTGAGAACTGAACAACATCTTTTTCAAGCACATAAAACAATAGCTCGCTTTTGGGGTCCCAAAATATTTGCTTGGCTTCAGTAAGTAATTGAGGCAAGGCCATCAATCGGCTAACCGCTATACCTGAATATTCTTTATTAACAATAATTGCATCACTTAAAAATAAAATTGGTGATTCAAGCGGTACGCCTCTGCTGAAGAGTGATTTCACGGCAACATCCTGAAGGGAGCCAATGGTACTGGTCTCATTTCTAGGCTCGGCCAGACGCAAGGCATTCTGAATAAACTTTTCGTGGATTTTAGCCCGTGTTGGTGTATTCAATAATTCCTGAGTTTGTTTTAAACCTTTGTACGAACCCATTAAATCGGTTGCCCGTTGTGCCATTACATTATCAAGCAAGTAACTGGTAGCTGGTGATCCATTGAAGCCAGCTGCTGGAGCAAACGTCAGCGTGCCGTCTTTAGTTGGAATATTAAATTGAGTCCGCTTGGCAACAACATTTATGCCAGTATTACGATCTGTACCAATTTTTTCATTAATTGTTCGGGCATGACCTTTGCCAGTTAATATTTCTTTGCCTTCAACCTCACGTCTGGATCGGGCAATAATACGGCACTTACAACCCCATTCTGACGGTGGATAGGCAACCGACCAAAATGGATCGTCATAGCTAAAAATCTTTCCATTCAAGGCCACATGTTGTTTGCGTGGGTTACTAATTGAGATATGACGCCATTCCCAATATGGACGAGTTTCAGCACCTGCAAGCATGGCTTTATAACGGCCAGCTGCAAAAGCAGACTGCATATTTGTTTCATAAATTGTTCGTAATCGACGGGGGCTACCAAGCTGTACTTCCTGTTCACGGCCTTCGGGATTAACAACTATTTTCTTTCCCCACCAGCCTTTGTCTTGAAGCGTAGGCGTAATACTAGCTTTCCACTGCTCAAGCGACTGGCCTTGCTGCATCGCTGTAATTAAGGACTGGCGAATATCTTGGAGCAGATCCATACGTGCAACTTTTGCCACGGTAAATGCTTTGCTATGTGCATTATCCAGTGTTTCATGCCAGTCCCAACCAATCTTGAAGCCTTTCTTTTCTAAATAAGAAATTGCATCTTCAGGGGGCAATGTAAACAGAGCGTTCAGCTCTGGCCGTTGTGCTGTAGGCATTAGGTTTGCTCCGCTTGAACACTCAGACGACCCAATACTTCACTTGCAAATATTAGGCGTGTCAGTTTTTCCTGCAATGCTGGTTCGTCATCGGCTGGATATGCATCTTGCAAAAGTGCAAGTATCTCTTCTTCATTGCCTGACCGTATCTTTGCTAAGAGCTGCTTGGTCCACGACTCAACTGTATCTTGTGCAATATTTGTCTGATCCTTCAGCAACAGTTGCAGGGATTGCTCTTCAATAGGTAGCTGTGCTGAATTGGCAGCAATAATGCCGCCCAACAACTGGGGCTGGTATGTGTTCATTGCCAAATTAGGCATAGGCCCATTTTGAATTGTTAGGATTGGTTCTTTGTCATCGGCAGGCTGTGGAATACCAAGTCTTTCATGAGGCCATGACACAGGGATTCTCATGCCAACACGTACCAATTTTTCAAGCGATTCACCAAAGACCTGCATGTCTTCAGTATCAGAAGTATCAAAGAAAAAGCTCGGATAACGATCAGGTTGAATATTTGGATAGTTCAAACGCATTAAAGCGCTGACAAGGTAATCAGTTAATGACCGCGCTAATTGTTTAGCATCAGACTTAATAATTTTTTCAAACTGAAGCTCATGTGTATTTGATTGGGCATTGGTACTGGTTTTACCATCGGCCTGACTTAATAAAGTTCCACCTACAATAATTTTTGAAGCTGTTTTCTCACACCAATCAATAAGTGACATGTGGTTCTTGGTGTCACCGTCAGCAGCTGATTCAAAATCTAGGCTCATACCATTAGGAATGATCCCACCCGCATTTCGACCAATCGACATAACTGCGCGCAGCAAAGTCATTTTTTCCTGATCAGTTGCACCTGAAGGATATTTACCAAGTCGGATTGGCAGACCGTAAACTTCAAGGAACTGCATCACATCACGAATGCCATAATTCTTAAAAATAAACGGCCAGCACAAAATTCGGTGTAAACCAGATCGGGCAATATATCCTGATTTAGCTTTATGGCGATGAATGAACCACCCAAAGTCCCAGAACTCTGCACCCTCTGGAGAACCATCATTCAGACGTAACTCATTTGGTTTATCAAAAGGCGTCATGAAATTACGTGCCAATTGGTGCTCAAAGCTTTTCGGTAGCCACAAATTGCCGACTTGATGCCATTCAATTTCTTGACAGCTGTACCCATGCCCAACAGCATCCATCGCATCAAACAAAAACATCTCAAAGTCTTGAATGTCCTCAATCCATTCACGAACTTCTTCAGCAATTTTCTTTTCTTGCTCAGATGCATTTTTTGGTGGTTTAACACCCCAGTCCAGACCGTTAATGCCTTTCTTGCGTTTATCCATCTCACTAAAGATATGACCATCACGCTCTTCCATATCAGCAAACAGGTCAGCCTGCGCTTGCAAGTTGCCTTGTTCTGCATCTGTGAGTAAGCGGTACATTTGCTGTGGAGTCATTCCAACCACAGGATGTTCTTGGGCCTGATTAGTCAGCCAAGCGATTTCAGCGGTCTGATTTGTTTCGAGTGCAGTACGATCTTGTTTTTTTGGGGAACGGTCTTTTTTAGCCATGATAGATGCAAATACAGTTTGAGGATTCTGCACCATTGTGTAATTTTGAGAGGCTTAAAATCAGGCGGAAATGCTTCCGCCCAATTTCATGCGCTCATTTGCGATTTAAGCGACTTATTCTGCTTAACGGATCATTGCAGCAAAATACAAAACAAATGCCGTAAAGAGCGTTTATAAAGATTTATAAATCTATAAAATGGTCAACTCAATAATTCATAATCATGAAATCTAAAAACTCATTTAGAACAGAAGAAATTTCTACATTTGAATTATTGAATTTTTAACACGTAACAATCAGGGGGAAATATTTCCGTGCAAAATCCGATATCAGAAAAAATACCTTTTTATAAGTCTTGGGTATTTTGGGCAGTAATTTATGGCGTATTAATTTTGGCGTATAATTTAGCGTTTATTTTCCTAGATCCTGAAAAGAAAGTTCTTCTGACTTCAAATGAATTGGGTGATTTTCTGGCTGGAGTTTTTGCACCCTTAGCTTTTTTATTTTTATATCTAGGTTATAGACAACAAGCTAAACAACTCTCTCAAAATACAAAAATCTTAATGGATCAAAACAAACAATCATTTATACAAGCTCAACCATTTTTTCATATATCTTTTGAAGTACCAGATTTGGATGACCTATCTCTTGCTCAGCCATCAATGACTGTTCAATCAAATGTTTCAAAAACAATAAAAAAATTTCAAATTTCAATTCAAATTAAAAATAGCAGAACAATAGCTAGAGAAGTTGAGTATTTTTTATATTATGTAGGCTGTGGTCATATTAATCATGAATTATTAAATGCTAAAGCTAAGGTTATCCAATATTCAACTAATACTTTTGACGTATTTGACAACATGGAAGTCAAAAAAATCTATCTATCTATCCCAGAAAATTATTTAGTCAACAAACTCAACTCTTGCTTTACTCTTGCATTTTACTATATAGATGCCATGGATAAGAGACAAAATTTCTATGTAGATATCACTATTAATAATGATGGAGATATTAGCATCCAATATAACCCAGTAGTTCTTGCTTGATCAAAACCAACCAATCGAGCCAGCCCAATCATCATAATCATCACTTAACTCCATTTCCTCTTTGGAAGGTAGTGGGGTAAATTCAATTGCTGTTGCCAAATGTAGACTTGCAAACCAAGCAAGAATCATCGCAACAGCACCATCGCCATGGCGATACAGCTCAGGGTCTTTAATATCCTTGGCACGTGCCTTAGACACCATGTAAATCCCGTCTACTTCTTCAATTGCCGAGCAGTCATTTTTCAAGTCTGCATCTTGTGGCAAATCAACCATATCTTCTTCAAAAGCGGTCACCAGTTTAGGTGTCCATAAGCCATACCAAGCACGGCTCAATTTGATTTGATGCACCATGTGTGCGCCATATTTCTCAGCAGTATTCTCGGCAATAGTTTCACCGTTACCCGTAGCATCCATTGCAATACCGCCAAAGCGTGGCAAGCGATCCAGCATATACCACAGAATTTTTTGCTGAAGTCGTGAAGGCACCTTGTGCATTTCAATCACAAAAGGCGCAATCCGACGTAAATCTTGAGCTATATAGAATGGCAAAATAAAACTAAAGTCACGATGACGTGCGTAGTCTTGCCCAGCGCAATGCTGCTTAGTCTTATCAAGCTTCTGCAATTCAGGTTCTAAATAACGTTGAATCCAGTCGTCAATATAAGCGTCACGCTCATCGGGTGTTAGCTCCGTAAAATCATCGCCCAATTGTAGGCGCAATACCGTCCTAACTTCCGTCATCGCACGCTCTACCCACAAAGTCGGTAAACATACCGATGAACCATCACGAGGGATTGCGTCTAATTCTTCACGCATGGCTGCCTTACGGCTACCATAAGCTTTACGGATTTTGGTGTACCATTTTTCTTTACCGTCAATGGTTGGCTTTTTGCCTTGCATGAAGCAAACACGTTCATACAAACCATTAGCAACAGCATCATCAAAAGTGACTACATGCACGGCTGCATCTTCACCAAATACACCATTTTCAATATCTTTGACAAATTGATTGAATGGATTATTTTTCCCATTATGTGAACTAATAATTGAGATACGACCACCCCAAATAAGTAAAGCGGTTGCTGCCTCAATTACACCTTGAACATTCGGGTGAAAAGCTGCTTCATCAATAATAACTTTACCCTGTAGACCACGGATGTTTTCAGGTCGGCTTGATAAGGCTACGATTTGAAAGCCGCTGGAGTAACGGACACGATAAGCAGTGATCTGGCGTGTTTCACCTTTGTCGTTTTGGTCTTCAAAAAGAAACTCTTCAATTTGAGAAATACCTTGGCCTTGGGCTTCAGCAATGACACGTGAAAATTTGGCACAGTAACCAATAAACTCAAGCCCTTTTTCTTTGGTATCCCCAATATAGTAAACGCTCATACCGCCAACTTCTTTACTTGCGGCGGCTGTAAATACTGCATCAAAACTTTCGGCAAAAGTAATACCAGTTCGACGTCCTTTAGGACAGGCCTTAATGTCTGTCTTAATCTTCAGCCATTCAACTTGGTGTTTCATCAAAACACCTTCCTCAAAAGGATTCAGATTATTAGGCAGGTTTCGGGCACGCTCAGGAAGCTCATCCCAGTCAATAACCCGTACTGTATCTTGCCGAGATTTTGGTGCAGTCATTATTTAATACCCAATACTTTTTCACGCCAAAATTGAATTTGCTCTTCACCCAGACCTTGTGAGACTGCTGCTTTTTTGAGGTTTTCGTCTTGTTCTTTAAGCAATTCCTCACGTGCTTGGCGTCGAACCTCTTCACGGTTATCCATAGCCTTTTCTTTTGTCATCATTGCAGCGCGGGCAGCACGGGCAAGTGCACCAACTGAATCAATATCCATTTTTGGCTTTTCTGGATTTGTTCCATCATTGGTTAATTCGTCTAAAGCTTTCTTAGTAACAATGGCTTGAATAGCTTGAGCTAACAACATTCCGCCTTTGTCGTCAGGGTCTTCACCAAACTCTTTAACAAGTACTTCTGACGCAGCAGCAAATTCACGCATGGCCTTAGCTTCTTCAGCCCAGTTTTTCTTCTCGCGGCCAAGAGCTGAACGGCTTGGAATAGAATCAGCTGGAAATTCAGCCCGAATCTCATCCAGCATTTCATTCAATGTCAGTCGGTCTTCACGCAGTAATTTTTCTACAAATGCGCGTTGTTCATCAGATAACTTATGCATAAATGACTTTGACATATTTCACCTATGCTGATGGTCGTTTGATGCCATGAATACGTGTACGACTTTCAACCACGTCTTGACCACGCTCAGTTAGTTTTACAACCACTACAGCAGGGTTATCCATTTCAACCTCAACACAACCTTGTTCCTTCAGCCAGTACAGTTCAGTTTTAACCTGATCACGACTAAAACTTAGGCCCCAATGATTAAGCCCACTATGCAAGGTTGAGCTATTACCGCGATAGCTAGGTAATTCATTAAGCAAACGAAGTATGACAAGTCGCATTTCTTCTTTTAAATGGGCTTCAAAACTCATGTGACCTCACTTGTTATTCGTCAACAAATAATCTTCAATACGCTTCACACCACCATGAACAGTGTCAAGCTGCTTGTTTAATGAATTGAGTTGACCTTGAAGCTGAGCAATATCAACTTTTGAAGGCATATCTTTAATCGCATTTTCTAGCTCAACCACACGTAAATGCAGGTCGAGCATTTCTTTAGCAGATGCACTATGTTTTTGAATGATCCATGCATAAATCCCTAAAGCTGTTACGACAATCCATTGCACTTCAGCAAAGCCAAGTTTTAAGAAATCAAACATCGGCGTTCTCCTTTACTGGCGGTAAAGGCTTTGGTCTGTTTTGATTAATAAGACGGCCAATTAACCCCAATACAGCTAATGTAATTGTAATTTTTGACCGAGCATCAGTTGGTAACGCTTCAATTAACTCTGGTGGCAAGGTGTCATAAAAAGTTTGAATTGCAACAATGCCAGCGAAGGCTAAATTACTGAACCATTTCCAACCATTACGCCAATTGTGGACTAACACTCCGAACTGCATGGTAGAACCATGAACACCTTGAATATATTGAGGTTCAATAATTTTCTTAGGATTGTTCGCTAAAAGTTCTTTCTTTTGTTGTCGTAAACGACGAGAAAGCTCTTGAGGAGAAACACTATATTTTGACTGCTAAATCTTAACATGGGATAACAGCGGGAGCAATTATGGTTTATCGTCCTCACATTACCGACGCACAACAATTATTTTCAGATGAAGAACTCATTGCACTTATGCCTAAAAACTTTGCATTTGTGGCGAAGCTCATTGGCGTAAAACCAGCTTTAAGTCTTATTGAAAGTTATGGCGGCATTCTAGTTTTCGTGCCCCATAAACACGCTTTAGGCATTCATCATGAACTTTCACAGATCATTGGTTATTCTAAGTTACAGCTGCTCTCAGAGCACTTGGGTAACACTTCAATAGAAGTACCTATGGCTACAACAATCACGATTGCAATGCGTAATAGAACGATCCGTGAGCTTGCTGCTAAAAAAGAAAGCCGCTCAAAGATAGCCCGTAAATTTGGCGTGACTATTAGAACAATCCGCAGTATCGTAAACGGCGAGGAAAAGCTTAAGTTTCATCTAGACCAGAATCTGGATTTATTCGAATAAAAAAGCGGACTCAAAGCCCGCTTTTTCTATTTCACAGTATGAAAAATCTTTTCAAACTTTATCCCACTCAATCCCATCTTATCCCACAAAATCCCACAATTATCTCATCACTCTTATATATTTATATTATTAGGTATCATTTGATGTAGATCTACCTGAAGAAGGCACATACATTGTTCAAACTCAGGCAAGTTATCCTTTGAAATATGTATACGACCAAAAAGCATGGCATTTATTTTTTGATATGCCAGCTGATAAAGCTCCACCGAAAGCAGAACGTGAATATTTGATTCCAACTGACCTTAAAACAAAAACAATTAAAACAGAACAAGTAACACGTGAGTGGATATTGCAGAGTTATCTTTCTAAAGGAAAAGTTTCAGATATTCAGCTTCCGAATACACCGATTAAAGTTAGTTTCTCTGTACATCCAAACCAGATTAAAGCTGCTCAACCTGTTAAATTAACCATAACTGAAAAAGGACAGCCTTTAGCTTATGCTGAAGTGAATTTAAGAGAAAAGGGTGCAACTGACAAGCAAGTGCATCAGTTTAAGGCGGGAGGCAACGGTCAAGTCGAACTTACGTTTCCAAAAGTTGGAGAGTACCTAGTAGAAGTAACAGCTCCTCTAAATTTGAAATTAAAACCTAAAGATCAGAGCTATACGATTATTAGCTTAAATGTTTTAGCGCAATAG